GCTGGTCAAAGTGGCTCACGTAACAATTTCTCAATGGGAAAGAGATGAAACACAGCCAGCGGGGAAGAGATTATTCGCACTGAGCCAGGCGCTTCAGTGCTCGCCGACTTGGCTTCTTTTTGGAGATGAAGATAAGCAACCAGGCGAACCGATCCCAGATAATCAGCCAGTCAATCTGACAGAAGATCAAAAAGAGTTGCTTCAACTGTTCGACGCACTGCCTGAGTCAGAGCAAAAGGCTCTGTTGTCAGAGATGCGTGCTCGAGTTGAGAATTTCAACAAACTTTTTGAAGAACTACTCAAAGCTCGCAAAAGAAGCGCAAATAAATAACCCCCCTTTTTTTCGCAACTCTCTGTAATAAAAAGCACAAACTTTCAAATACTTGTGTTTTTTACATCAAGAAGCTTAGGTTTTTCTACACAAAAAGCTTGACCATAACTCTTAGGCTATTCTAAATTCTACTCATCAAGACACCGCACGGTGTTCTCAGCAAACAGTTCCGCTACTCCGGCGTTAAGGGGAAATGAGGTCAGCATGGATACTATCGATCTTGGCAGCAACGAATCTCTGGTGTACGGCGTGTTTCCAAACCAGGACGGCACGTTCACCGCAATGACGTATACCAAAAGCAAAACGTTTAAAACCGAAAATGGTGCCCGTCGCTGGCTGGAAAGAAACTCAGGTGAGTGATATGGATTTCGACACAATCATGGAAAAGGCTTACGAAGAATACTTCGAAGGCCTTGCCGAAGGCGAAGAAGCTCTCAGCTTCAGTGAGTTTAAACAGGCGCTTTCCAGTTCGGCAAAATCTAACGGCTGATAAGCGAAACAGCACCGCGAGGAATCAGTATGCAGAAACGAGAACCCGTCATCATCGCGCCAGACTATACCGATGATGAACTTTATGAGTGGATGCGCCAGAAAATTAATGCAGCGCAGGATCTGAAATGGGCTAATGAAGCCAGGGCTAAGCAGGCTGAAAATCTGTCCGCTCTGGAGCAGGATATCACCAATCTGGAAAAAGCAGCGGCATTAAGCATTGCCAGAATGATTACATACCCGCGTTAATAGCTAACCAACGAAGCTAAGGTTGGTAATTAAGGAGTTCTCCACGGGTGAGGTGGAGTGCGTGCGCCGGACACGGGTGAGCATCCGGCACTGACAGTTTACTGAAAGGATATTTCCCTGAAAAGTCAGACCATAACGCGAAAGCGCACGGCGAGGTAGCTGGTTCATAGATAGCCTGTCGTTAAATTTTCGTCGACCGTGCGCTTCCGGTTGTGGCAATCCGCGAAATGGCGCGGCGGTAAGTATGGCGGGGTTATTCCTTCCCCCGTTGAGGACACCGGGTTGTCAGGTTGACCATACGCTTAAGTGACAACCCCGCTGCAACGCCCTCTGTTATCAATTTTCTGGTGACGTTTGGCGGTATCAGTTTTACTCCGTGGCTGCTCTGCCGCCCTTTTTAAAGTGAATTTTGTGGTGCGGTGAATGCGGCTAAGCGCACGCGGAACAGTTAAAACCAAAAACAGTGTTATGGTTGGATTCTCTGTATCCGGCGTTAATTGTTAACTGGTTAACGTCACCTGGAGGCACCAGGCACTGCATCAACAAAGTTCACTTCGGTGATGAAGGGTAAGAGAAAATGTTGAATGTAGCTATTGAAAACCAGAACGGGTGGAATTATAGTGCACCTGCACCTCATAAAGCGGGTGCCGGGCGTGGAAACCCGATGATGACTACTGCGCATAACCGCGCTCATGCGGTTTTTTTATGCGTAATGCACAGCCACATTCAGATTATGGTGGGGCGTGCAGGGCAGCCGAAAGGCTGGCCGGTTTCGGTAGTCACCGGTATTTCCACCCCTGTACGTCTCACCACCCTTATGGTCGTGGAAAGCCTTGGTGGTGAGTTATTTAAACTGACTATCGAGGCTGCCATCATGGCTACTATCCATACCCTTTCTCACCCTGACGTAACCATCGAAAATGGACGCGCTGTCACTACGTCTATTGCGATCGCTGAGTTCTTTGGTAAACGCCACGAACGAGTGTTGGATAAAATTCGCAATCTGGACTGTTCAGCAAAATTCACTGAGCACAATTTTGTGTCGAGCGAATATACCGACTCAACCGGTCGCAAACTCCCAATGTACCAAATCACCAAAAACGGCTTCGTTTTCCTGGTGATGGGCTTCACCGGCAAAAAAGCCGCTGCATTTAAAGAAGCCTACATCGCTGAGTTCGATCGCATGGAGAAAGAACTGCGCCAGAATAACGCCCCGTCTCCCGACAAAATGATTCACGGGGACGGACGTACCCTGGTTATCCGTCTCGACGAACACGGCAATATCAAATTCACTGAAACCGTTCCGGACGGCGCAATGGTCTGCACCCTGGATACCTTCCAGTTTTATCTGGAGAAACAAGGCTGGACTCTTGTAAACCGGAGCGCAATTAAAAATATGACTGTGGAGCAATTACTAAAAATTCATTGTTGAGGACGAGATAATGGAAACGTTATTACCAAACGTTAATACGTCTGAAGGTTGTTTTGAAATTGGTGTCACTATCAGTAACCCTGTATTTACTGAAGATGCCATTAACAAGAGAAAACAAGAACGGGAGCTATTAAATAAAATATGCATTGTTTCAATGCTGGCTCGTTTACGTCTGATGCCAAAAGGATGTGCACAATGAATTCAGCATTTGCGCTTGTTCTGACAGTTTTTCTTGTTTCCGGAGAGCCAGTTGATATTGCAGTCAGTGTTCACAGGACAATGCAGGAGTGTATGACTGCAGCAACCGAACAGAAAATTCCCGGTAACTGTTACCCGGTCGATAAAGTTATTCACTAGGATAATATCGAAATCCCGGCAGGTCTTTAAAACAGTTCCGTAATAAATATCCGGTTTCATTCTTATATGCCAGCAATGGCAGGGATTTGTTCATCCTTAAATCTGTCATGAGGTTAAAACAAAATGAGTAAAGTCTTTATTTGCGCCGCCATTCCTGACGAACTGGCAACAAGGGAAGAAGGCGCTGTGGCTGTAGCCACAGCTATTGAAGCTGGCGACGAACGCCGTGCTCGAGCAAAATTTCACTGGCAATTCCTGGAACATTATCCGGCTGCTCAGGACTGCGCTTATAAATTTATTATCTGCGAGGATAAACCTGGCATACCCCGCCCTGCCCTCGATTCATGGGATGCTGAATATATGCAGGAAAACCGCTGGGATGAGGAGTCTGCTTCCTTTGTTCCGGTTGAGACTGAATCAGATCCGATGAACGTCACTTTTGACAAGCTGGCCCCTGAAGTACAGAACGCTGTCATGGTTAAGTTCGACACATGTGAAAACATCACCGTTGATATGGTTATTAGCGCACAGGAATTGTTGCAGGAAGACATGGCAACATTCGACGGACATATCGTTGAAGCGTTGATGAAAATGCCAGAAGTTAACGCCATGTATCCGGAGCTTAAGCTGCATGCCATCGGGTGGGTTAAGCATAAATGTAAGCCTGGTGCCAAATGGCCCGAAATTCAGGCAGAGATGCGCATCTGGAAAAAACGTCGCGAAGGTGAACGCAAAGAAACCGGAAAATACACGTCTGTTGTTGATCTCGCCCGCGCCAGAACCAATCAACAGCACACTGAAAATTCAACAGGAAAAATCAGCCCGGTCATTGCTGCCATTCATCGCGAATACAAGCAGACATGGAAAACACTGGATGACGAACTGGCCTACGCTCTCTGGACTGGTGATGTGGATGCCGGAAACATTGACGGCAGCATCCATCGCTGGGCAAAAAATGAAGTTATCGACAACGACCGCGAAGACTGGAAGCGTATCTCGGCATCAATGCGCAAACAGCCTGATGCCCTTCGCTACGACCGCCAGACTATTTTTGGCCTTGTCCGTGAACGTCCGATCGACATTCACAAAGACCCTGTGGCACTGAACAAATACATTACTGAATACCTGACTACAAAGGGCGTGTTTGAAGATGAAGGAAGAAATCAGAGCGCAACTGATACTCTCTCGTCGCCAGTACCAGAAACTGATGCAGTGGAAACGGCAATTCCGGGCAACGAAAAAACCGAATGCAAAGTGGAAGTCGAACCATCTGTAGAGCGTGAGGGGCCGTTCTACTTCCTCTTCACCGACAAGGATGGCGAAAAATACGGTCGCGCAAACAAACTTTCTGGTCTGGATAAGGCACTGGCTTTGGGGGCTACTGAAATCACGAAAGAGGAATATTTCGCCCGTAAAAACGGTACGTACTCAGGTTCACAACAAAATACTGGTGCATCTGACACGACCGCACAACCAGAGCCGGTAAAAGTTACCGCTGACGAAGTAAACAAAATTATGCAGGCAGCCAATATCAGCCAGCCTGACGCCGATAAGTTGCTTGCTGCCTCTCGCGGAGAATTTGTTGCAGGGATTAGCGACCCGAATGATCCGAAATGGGTTAAGGGGATTGAGACCCGCGATTCTGTAAACCAGAACCAGCATGAATCGGAACGGAACTACCAGAAAGCGGAACAAAACAGCCCAAATGCGTTACAAAACGAGCCAGAAACGAAACAGCCTGAACCAGTGGCGCAACAGGAAGTGGAAAAAGCCTGCACCGCCTGCGGTCAGACCGGCGGCGGCAACTGCCCTGATTGTGGCGCGGTGATGGGCGACGCAACATACCAGGAAACATTCGATGAAGAGTATCAGGTTGAAGTTCAGGAAGATGATCCGGAGGAAATGGAAGGCGCTGAACATCCACACAAGGAGAACACTGACGGCAATCAGCATCACGATAGCGATAATGAAACTGGCGAGACGGCAGATCACTCAATTAAGGTGAACGGTCATCAAGAAATCACATCCACCAGCAGGACGTGTGACCATCTAATGATCGACCTTGAAACCATGGGAAAAAATCCTGATGCCCCGATCATCTCAATAGGTGCAATATTTTTCGATCCGCAAACCGGAGATATGGGGCCGGAATTTAGTAAGACTATCGATCTGGAAACTGCTGGCGGGGTCATTGATCGGGACACCATTAAATGGTGGCTTAAGCAATCACGCGAAGCGCAATCTGCCATTATGACCGATGAAATCCCGTTAGATGATGCACTGTTA